AACTTCGGGTTCAACTGATGCAGTTGAATGTACGAGTTCTACTTCTTCCCATTTATAAGTTCCGTCAGGTTGCAGAACATGGTCTAAAGATTTAGCCATAATTTTTATGTACTTATCTACTATTCTAACAGATTATTCGGATTTGGCCTCATTTGCTGAAGGTAGCACTTCTCCTTGTACTAAAATATCTCTAAACTCTTCTCTATTAATGACTTGTTGATCGAATAGAGATGTTAAGGCTGTAATATCTTGTCCTATTAATCTTTCGATGTCGAAGTCTCTACTAATCTTTACTTCTGGTGGTTCGATTCCAACGTACTCGGCTGAGAGATTGAAGGCTTTTTGTAGCTTCTGTTCAAGTTCCATTGATACCATTGCGAGCATGGAATTGGTATCTACACGATCTAACCTACGGGCATCTGCTGATTCTGCAACAAACTTCTGTTGTGATAATGTACTAATTCCTAATGTTGCCATCTGCATCTGTAACTCTTTTATTTCAGCAGATTGAGCTTCAAAAGCACTGGAAGCTGGTTCAACATAGTATATTTTGTTACCAGGTTGAGTTGCCATTGCATAGTTTACACTGATAGCAAGGTCTTTGGTTTGATCGTCATATCCTTCCATTACAAGCATCGGTTGAGATGCAACGTGCAAACTATGAATTAAATCAGCCTGTCTTTGAAAATGTGCAATATTTAGATACGCAATGTCCAGTAAAGGTGGTTTGCTGACTAAATTATCAGTTTTTCCAGAATAAATAGTAACTAAAGGTATTTCACCAAGAGAAAATTCACCAGATTCAACTTGTTTATAGTCTTTATCAGATGATCCAGCTTCAAAACTGCCAACAGAACTTCCATCTGATACATCATACATTTCCTCTATCTGTTCTTTTTTACGAAATACTCTGTAACTACCTGGTTCGATTACTCTTACTTGGTCAAATACTTTTTCTCCAAACTGTCCATCTGGGAGCACAGCTTTCTCACCGAGTCTCACTTGTATCAGGTTTCCGTAATTTGATTCTCTATCTAGTCTCCAGCCGTAAAGATTATTTGGGTCAATTTCGATCCAGTAAGGTCTGCGGTTCTGTTGACGTTCTTCGGCTAGACTTACTGCTCCTGATGGTGCAGGGTAATCGACAAGAATGTGACTTTGGCCGTATGTGAGAGAACACATTAGTAATCTTCTTGCATATTCATCTAAATCTGACTTTCTGCCATCTACATCCATCTTGAACATTTCTGTCCAATAAGGGTCTCCTGTTAGTGTTATTGGCTTTCTTAATACAAGACCTGTGGCTGCTCTTATTAGTCTCTGGGTAAACGGAGAAAATACTGCACGATTTACTCTGGCTAGGTAAGCATCGTAATCTTCTCTTGGCTCTAGTGGTAAAAATGTTTCGCTGTTTGTTCGTAGATAATCTGTTCCTTCAGTTACAGCTTTCATTATTTCCCAACCTTTCATCATATCCAATACAGCCCTTGTTCTAGTAAAAGGACTATCAATACCACCTACAGAAGTAGATGAAACAATATTGGTTCTAATTGGACCAGGAACAGCATAAGTCATCTCAACACCTCCATCGTTTTAATGCTAACGCCTTTCTTGTAGGTCGGCCTTTTTTATCTTTTAATGGACCTGACATTCCTTCCATTCGAGCACAAAAGCTCTTTCTTCTCTTCTTCTCTGACTCAGTAAGACCTGATTTTTTAGTAACAGGTGCTTTTAAATTACTACCAGTAGCAAGATTGTATTTTGCACGACCTTTTGCCGTAAGACCACCTTTTTTAGATTTTTCTCCTCTACCTAAAGTTAAACTAACAGATTTACGTTTTTTCATCTTCCCACCTTTGCCTGTGCCTTTTTATGGGCTTGGGTAAAAGTGTCTCCTGCTCTCATTCGCCTTTTCATAAACTCCATATGCTTATCGCTATGATGTTCAGAATGTTTTTTTAATAGATTTTTTTGGCGAATGGTAAGTTTCACTTCCTTTTTTTCTTTTTGGTTTTAGAACGTAGCTTTTTAAGATCAGCAGCCGTAATCTTATCCCGTGGTGGAGCAACAGCAGCAAGTTTGCGTTGCTTTGCTGAATAAGATTTTTTAGGCATTAGATAGCGTTGGTAATAGCACCAGAAGAAATAAAGCTGACACTTACAGTTTCAAGATCACCTGTTGTTGCAGATAAACTTGTTCCTGTAACAATGCCAGAAAAACTTACTTTTTTAGTTCCAGAAGTGTCTAAAAATAATTCAAATTGTGCATCACCAGCATCTTCAGCTACTAAAACATCATCTAAAAGGTTTTCAGTTTCATTACCACTAGCTGCTGTGTATAAGAAATCAACAGTACCAGATGCAGAAATTAATCCACCAACAAAACTTCTAGATGTTGCTCCATGAGCAGTTACATCTAATGTGTCTTTTGTTGTATCTAAAGTCCAACCTGTAGTTGATACGATTGCCTCAGTAGTACCAGAAGCGTTCTTAAAGTTAACAGAACCTTCCTCTCCACGAAAAAATGCCATGATCCAAAGAAAAAAAGAGTATTTATAAATAGTTTAACTTGTAGTTGACTTTTTTACAGTACCTTCTGTTAGTTTTCTTTGATATTGTTCACATCTAGGATCCCATAAAGCAGGATTACGCTTACCTTTTACTGCTTCGATAATATCAAGCATTTCTTCAGTAATTTCAATCATTTTTTCTTTCCTTTTGTTGATTTCTTAGTAGTTTTTTTCTTTTTGCCCTTGCGGACACTTGAAATATACCCTAAACATCTATTCATTGCAGCAGATTTAGCCATTTTTAACTCTTTTTGCGTTTTTTACGTCTATGTTGATAGGTTATCTTCTTTTTACCAGTTTTTTCACGTTTAAACCTTTCTTTCTCACTTTTTGTCATCTCTCCTACTGTCTTAGGTGTCTTACTTGATACACGTTTAGTAGGTCGACAGGCAGGATAACCTCTTTTTTCGCCTTTTTGACGACCACAAGGCTTGCCAGTTTTTACATCAACCCAGTTTTCTTTAAACCAACGGGTTAAGCCACCCTTTGCTCTAGGATTTGGGTTACTTTTTGCCACGTTTCTTCTCCACTCGGTAAGTACCGCCACGTTTTTTGTACTCTCGTACAAGCCACGCATTAGCATAAGCAGATGGGTAAACTTTGAATTTACGTTTAGCCTCTGCTTTTACCCTAGAGTATAACGCTTTATTTACAGGAACATTCACTACGTTTCTTACCTCCCTTCTTTTTCTTCTTCTTTTTCTTAGTTGTAGAATGGTACATAATAAGAATTAGGTAGTTATTAATATATTCTAAACGAAGTTTGGCCTAATGTCTCTGGTTTTGCAAGGTTAAATTGCTGGAGACAGAGGTAACCAAAAGCGTCAAATGCGTGGTCCACTCCAAGGTTTTTGTTTGGCATACCTGTGTTTGGAGCATAAGTCAGAGTTCGAAGAGACTTTATAAGTTCTTTGCAGCGTGGGTGAATTACTGTCCTGCGTTCGCCCATTGCGTCATACAGTGCAGTGTTGATTGCGGTTACTTTGTCACGGACTTTCCAGGGAGATCTAGGAGATGATACAGTAAATCCACTTCTGCGTAGGATAGTGTGGTCCGTTGAGCCAACTCCTGATGTTTTTCTGGCAGATCCCGTTGGGTCGGGGCAAGCGATGATGCGTCTTTCTACTCCGTAACGATTTGTAACTTCCTCGGCAAAATCCCAGGTTGTTGCACCACCCGTCAAAATTATCTCGTCAAAGACGTAAAGTATGTTTCTGTGCTGGACTGCACATATACCGCAAAGTGGATCTACGTTAAAATCGACTCCTAATAAAAGTGGGGCGATGGATATGTCCTCCGCTTCGGTAGAAATGTTGCAATCTGAAAAGGAGACTGCAACGAGACCCGTGAGATTCTCGAAACTTGCCTCGAACTCTTGTTTGAATGTTCTTCTATCTAGTTGGGCCTTGGCTGCTTCGACTTCTTCTTCTGGAACATTGCCCCCTTCCACTGTTGTAAAACTCCAGCGTTTCCAATCTCCTGATGTATCCTCTGGAACGTAGCACCATAAATCGTAGAACCATGAAGCTGTGCCATCTGGTGTAGATATGAAGAGTGCCCAACCTTGTTTATCTGCGAGAGCTGGTCTGATTACCTGAAACCAGACTTCAGAATCCATAAAGGCTGCTTCGTCAAGTACTACTCCAGCAAGGCTTCGGCCACGCAGGGTTGTTGCATTTTCTGTGCCTTTGAGTTCGATTAGCGATCCATTAATTAGTTCAATTTTTAGGTCGGTTTCGTTTTTGGATTGAATCCATTGAGGTGGGATGAGTTTCTTTATTTCTTTCCATGCGATGTCTTTTGCCATGCGGTAGGTGGGGGCACAGTAGAAATATGTTTCGCCTGGGCGGTCTATTGCTGCTTTTAGTAGTTCGATACAGGATAAATAGGATTTTCCGAATCTTCTGCCAGCCACGAGGACTCTAAATCTGTTTTTTGCGTTGAACACCTCCCCCTGTGCCCATCGGAGGGAGAGATTTTCGGCTGTTTTTGTACTCATGTAGTAAAGAATAGCTTAAATATTGACTAATTTCCTTGATTTTGTCGACTAAACAGTGTTTTTAGGGTTATTATTCAAGTATTAACAACAATTTTAGTCCGTGGCTGATTCTGTTCTTCGTAATACAAATGGTCAATTTACATCCGAGCGAGCTTTGAAGGATGGGAGAGTATGTGGAAAGAGACAACCTGATGCAGTAATAGAAGCTAGAAGGCAAAGACTGTATTCAAAGCAGTTGACAGGTAAAACTACCAGACAATTAGTGCATGAGCACTCATCCAGGGAAGGTATCGGGATAGATACAGCTTGGAGCGATTGGAAACAGGTAAAGAAATGGAACGATGAGGATTGGGAACAGGATAGAGAAAAGATGGTTTCACGACTCCAGGGAATGAGAATGAGGTTATTTGACCAGGCTGTAAGGAAAGGACAGTTGCAGACTGCTGCTCAGATATTAGATTCACTCGGTAAAGTACTAGGGGAGAGTGTAGAGAATATCAATTTAAACACTCCACAACTATCAATTCAAGTAGAGCCGAAGAAAAACAGTTGACATTAGTGTAATATTGTAGTATTATTATAGTGTAGTATTTTAGACCTTAATCTATGATTTACCAGTAAGTTCCCTGTATTCCTATATACATTTTGTAACATTTGATACATACCCCCTGTATCATTTGATACATACAAAAAATTCCCCAGACTGTGAAGACTAGGGAAAGGGGAGATAGTGGACGAACTCGGATTAGTTCAGTTTGTAGCAGATATCCGCATTGGAATAAATATCCATACATTTTTTAAACGTTTCTTGGTTTGTGATACTGGCAAGAATAAAACCAGCAATAAAAATTACCATAGCGAATCTTACATAGTTTAGGTTAGATCCTGAACTTAAACGATAGCGGCGGCGGGTTTGGTTTGGGTTTGACATTTTACAGTGAAGCAATGGGAAAGAGAATAAAAACTAATTAAGATTTATAGATAATTGCTAAAGCTTTATTTTGTGCAAGTTTAATATCTTTATCAGATAAACTTAAACTTTCATAATCACAAATCTCTTTAGCCTTTTCATATCTATAATCGAAATCGGTTGTAATACAAACAATTAAACCAGTAACTAACTTATGTAGATGTTCGGGAACATCTGCATTAATTAATTCTTGCTTTGCGGTTTGGTTTGGGTTTGGTGTTTTCATTTGTTTAACTCCTGATGTAGTTTTATTTACTAAAGAAATATGTTTTTCCATCTGCTTCAATTTCTTCAAAATCATCTTTTAAATCATACCAAACATTTGAATAATCAATATTAGAAGAAATAATGTAAGGGATAGAATCTAGATCTTCTGTTTCTGCTATGTGATGTTCAGCAAATTCTTTAGAATTATCAAATTCCCCATAATACATTTCGCTTAACATTCCATAATATTCAGTACCTAAAGCACTAATAAATTCTTCATGTAAAGAAACAGAATAACCATCAGATAAAGCATCATCTAAACTTTCTAAATATTCAAATAATTCATAGTCCATAATATGCTCAGAATAAATAGAATTTAGATAAAGACAATCAGAATAAAACCATTCATCACGGCAAACAGATTTTCTTGCTTTTGTCATTAATTCACCAAATTCTTCTAAATCATTAGAATTTTGAAAAATTTCGTAAACGTTAAACCAAACCCATTTGTTAGTTTCATAATCCTGAATACAAATACAAGGATAGTTGTCAGAATAACCCTGACCAATAGGTTTGATTTTTGTTGTGGTTTGGGTGTCCATAATAAAAATAAATAGAGGATACAACCTTAATTATAGTCTAATTTAATATGCAAATCAATACTAAAATATTACTTTAATAGCTAGTAAAAAACCTTAAAAATTAGCACTTTTTACCCTCTAATCTCAACTTAAGATTTAATAAGATTCTCAAATCCCTTACTATAACTAGATAATCTCATAAGTAAGAATCCTATAATTTTAAAATTTTAACGTGTATTTGTACCTTAAACAATTTAAAATCATTCAAAAATAGCACAATAAAAAAGCTAGAATCTATAGAGAATCTAGCCTTTAATTAATTAGTTCCTGATGTAATTTTATTTAATCTTGATTATCTAGTAAGTATTTACAATAATCTTTATCAATTCCATTTCCATTTTTTAATGTATCTTTCAAACATCTTGTTTGTCTTTCAATTCTTTTATTATCTTCTTTTAAAATATCTATTAATTCTAAAT